CTGCGACCAGGTACGCGCCTGCCAGTCACGCATCCGTTGCATAGCCTCCATCTTCCGCTTATGCGCGAAGTGGGCTTGATAGGAGTCATCGGCGCTCATGCACCCCCCTTGCCGTGGAGCTCGATCTTCACCCGGCAGGAACGGCCGCCGTGGGAAATCACGAGCTCATCACGGTCCAGCGTCACTTCGGCTTTGTCCTTTTCACCCCAAGCCAAGCCAAGGAAATCCAGGGCGTCTTTCATGTCCTGGTACAGCGCTTCGAGGGTCATGGATGCGTCCACGCAGGCCGGCCGATGAACTTGCCGCCGCTTTCCAGGTTGAAGGTCAGCTGGTCACCCTTGTGCTCGGCGTGCTCAGGCCGGATGGCGCGCAGCAGGACACCGGGTGCGATCTGGATCAGGAGTGGCGAGTCAACGGGCGGCAGGACAGTGCCACAGTCGTTCAGCTGCAGGTCGACCATGGCGCTGCAGGTCGGCGTGTCATCGCGGCTTTCCAGCAGCTGGAAGCTGACGATCTTCACTTCAGCACAGCCGCTCTGCTCGCGCAGCTTCTCCTCGGCATCGACCAAGGTGGCAGCGTCGAAGACTTCGTTGGCCTCCAGATGAATGACGCCGTTAAATGGGAACGGGATCGCCTGGCCGGGTTGAACCCCGTAGGCATGGACAAGATATTGGCGCATGTCGGATTCTCGGTAGAGGGGCGCCTGAGCGCCCGGGTATTCAGTTCGCGGTCGCCCAGTAGAAACCCAAGCCAATGTGCTTCCAGGTAACACCGTTCTGGACGATCTGAGCGGCTGGTGGGAACCGGTAGCGTTCGCCGTCCTCGTAGGTCGTGTGTCCGTTGTCGGCCTTTGCCAAGCGGCCCCAGCGCCAGCGGTACCAGGTCATTGGCCGCCTTCTTCGGCCTTGTCGGCGCGTTCCTGGGCCTGGTTGTCGGTGTACGCGCCGGTGTGGTAGCGCTTGCTCAGCTTGGCGATGTTGGCCTGGATGGTCTGTTCGCGGGTGATGCCGAACACGGCACGCAGGCCTTGCATGTAGAACTCCAGGTCACCGAGCTCTTCGATGATGTTCTCGCTGTCCACCGGCTTGTCGTAGATCACGTACTTCTTCACGGCGTCGAGCAGTTCACCTGCTTCGCCAGAGACGCCGACGGCCATGTGCAGCGCGTTGGCGCGGCCGGGCGTGAGGCTGCGGACAATATCGGCACCAGGCTTGATCAGCGCGCCGACCATCTTTTCGAACATGCTGTCCAATTGCGCGGCGCGGTCCGCCGCGGGAGTTTGATTGTTGTTCACGATCCTTTCCTCGGGAGATGGGGCGCCGGTGTCGACGCCCTGTGCGGGTAGTATATTCAACTAATAGTGGAATACGCAAGTACGTTAAGCGGCGCCGTAGCGAACCGTGATCAGGTGCTGGATTGCGGCTTTGAGCTCCAGGTAGGAGCGGGTGCTGTTCTCCCAGACGACCCGTGATAGCGAGGTCAGGGCGGCTGCCTCTTCCGGGGGCACGGCATTGGCCAGGATGTAATCCTGGATCTCGATTACTTCCGCCACAGGCCTGGCTCCGCAGGGAAGCAAGGCAAGCCGCATGTCGGCGCAATGAAGGGCTTTTTCCAGGTCCTGCCGGCCGTTCTTGTCCTGGTGCCGGGTCACGTACTTCAGCACGGTGTGGGAGCAGGCGTCCCAGCCGTTGGCTATGCTGAACTCCATTGGCTGGATCTTCAGCTTCGAGTAGTGCGACCATGCGATCTGGACCTTCAGGGCGTCGGGCTTCGTGCACTGACTCATAAGCGACCTCCGCAGCCGCAGTGGCATGCTCGCTCATTGCCACGCGGCCTGTCGCACCATCGCAGTACGAAAGGCTCTTCCTTTACCGTTCGGTCGACGTTGTAACCGCCGTGCATCCCCCGGGCGTGGGCGTCGGTAATGCAACCCATCGGCCCTGGGAGACCGGTGCGGTCGCTGATTGTCATCTCTCGTAGCTCGCCGTCGAGCGGGCCTCCTTTCAGCAGCACTTTCTTTTTCATACCGGAATCCTCACATCAGCACCGATGAACCTGGCCATGTGCAGGAACTGCAGCTCATTCCAGATCGGGATTGAGTAGCCCTCGGCGGCGTCCAGTTTCTCGCCTTCACCGGCGCTACCGGCAAGCACGGCCGAGGTCTTCTTGTTCACGGTGGCAGCTACAATCGCGCCGGCCTGCTGCAGGATCTCGCGCACTCGGCTGGTGGTCATCGTATCGAAGTCGCCTGTGA